AAGTATATGATCCAAATAATTCAGCATATAGTGATAGTTTTTTTTATTATTTATCAAGTATATTATTAAATAATTATAATTTTATAAATGGAATAAATTATTATGGTTCTTTTATTTCTAATAAAAATAATTTTATGGTAAATATTGAAGATGATATAGAATATTTAGATGAATCTGAATTTTTTCATAAAAATAATAATGTATTATTTAACATTATAAATACTAATAATAAAAATTTATTTAGCAATACAAAAAAAAATAGAACAAAAATAGAAATATCAGAATTTGATGAAAATATAGATATAATAGATAGTGTATTAGATAATATATTAGATATTACAGATACTAATATATATAAAAATGATAAAGAAGTCAATATAGAACTTACTTATACTAATTTAAAAAAAAATAATGAAGCTAATGAAATTAATGAAAATAATGAAAATAATGAAACTAATGAAAAAGATAAAAAAAGACAAAAAACTAATGAAAATAATAATTCAAAATCAAGCTGTTCATCAAGATATTCAAATACAGAATCAGATAAAAGTGAATCTAATGATGAAAATAGTAGTGTAGAATCAGAATCCGAATCTGAATCTGAATCTAGTAATGAAGAAAATATTTTTATGAATATTAAAAAATTTCCTGTTCAAGTTATTTCTTTAGAATGTTGTGAAAATACATTAGATGATTATATTTGTAATAATAAAATAAAAGATAATGAATGGGAATCTATTATTTTACAAATATTATTTACATTAATTACTTATCAAAAAGTTTTTGATTTTACACATAATGATTTACATACAAATAATGTAGTATATAATAGTAGTGAAAAAAAATTTATATATTATAAATTTAATAATAAACATTATAAAATACCAACTTTTGGTAAAATATATAAAATTATAGATTTTGGACGTGCTATATATAAATTTAAAGGAAAACAAATTACAAGTGATAGTTACTCTACAGATGGAGACGCAGCTACTCAATATAATTGTGAACCATATTTAAATACTGATAAACCAAGATTAGATCCAAATTATAGTTTTGATTTATGTAGATTAGGTTGTAGTTTATTTGATTATTTTATAGATGATATAGATGATATAAAAAAATTAAAATCACCAATAAAAAAAATAATGGTTTCATGGATATTTGATGATAAAAATAAAAATATTTTATATAAAAATGATGGTTCTGAAAGATATCCAGATTTTAAATTATATAAAATGATTGCAAGAACTGTTCATAATCATACTCCACAAAAAGTATTGAAAAATGAATTATTTGATAAATATACAATATCAAAGAAAAAAATAAATAATCCTGAAGCAATATTTAATATAGATGAAATGCCTATAATGGTTTAAATTTTTTAATAAAAAATATAATAATATATTTTAAAATAAAATTAAAATATATTATTATTATCAATTTTTTTATATTTAAAAATCAGGACTATTTACAAATACATTTGGTATAGGTTTTATATTTCCAATTAATTCATTTAATTTAAATTGATCTAATAATATTAAAGATATTATAGAACTTATAAAAACTATTAAAGAATCTATAAATAATTGTTTTAATGGTTTATTTTCTTTTAAAATAAATCTCATTTCTATAAATTTTATTATTAAATATAATAAACTAATAATTAGTGAAGTTATTACTTGATTATTCATTATTATTTATAATTAAATAAATAAATAATAATTAATAAAATAAACGAATTGTAAAATAAAATTTTTATGTAAGTTCTTCAATATCTGAATCAATATTTATATCTTCATCATCACTATTCTCTATTATTGAATTAGATTCAGTATCAATATTTAAACTATCTAAATTTATTTCATCAATATCTTTTGATAAATTTTCTATATTTAATTTTGTATCAATAATATCTTTATTATCAATAATAATTTTTTCATTATCATAATTATTTTTACTATCTAAATCTTTTTCTTCTTTAATTAAAGTTTCTCCACCATCTTGTAATTTATTTAAATTAGTATTAGCATTTTTTAAAGCATTATTTAAATTATTTTCTTGTTCTTTTTTAAGTGTTTCTTTTATTTCCATTTTAATAGTTTCAAGTTTTTCAACTTCTTTTTCTTCTTTTCTTTTCTTTATTTCTTCTTCATCTGGAATAACTTCACGTGTTTCTTCTACTTCTACTTCTGTTTCTTGTGTTTCATCTAAATACATTCTTAATAAATTATCTATAGGAATATTATCTCTTACTGTATTTAATATAGCTTCTTTAATAATTAATTCTAATTCTCTATTATTTTTTTGTATTTCAAGAGGTAATATATCCTTTTGAAACAAATATACATTTATATAAATTTTTCTTGCAACATTTATATATGTTTTATGAATAAAAGAATCTAAATTTGGTATAGATAAATCTATTTTTTTTTGTTTACTACCAACACGTGATATAGTTAATGCTTTTAATTGTGTTATATGAATACAAGATAATAAATCTTCTAAATAATTACAACCACTGCTATTTATTATACGATTTTTTTCAGTTTCAATAATTTGAGAACTCCATTTTGGTATATTATTTAATAAATTTTGAAAAGTCATTAAATATTTTTCTTCTTCATCTGTTTCTAAGCATATTTTATCTGCTTCCATAAAAATAGATTTTATTCCTTCAATAATACAAGGAGTTAATATATTAGTAAATCTTGCACACCATTCATTTTTAGATTCAGTTATACTTGTTATATTGAAATCATCCATTTTTATAAAAACATTATATTTATAAATCTTCAATATTACGTAAATAAAAGAAATTTAAACAAAATAATATAATTAATTTATCATTTTTAAAGTAAGATTTATAATTATTTATTATTGATATAAATTGCTCTTTTTTAAAATTATCTTCTAATTTATAATTTAAATAATTTATTAATAAATTACATCCAATTGCATTATTATATATTTTATTTGTTAAATTTATTAAATTTGTTAAATTTATTATATTAATATTTTCATTTTTATTAAAATTATTCATAATATTGTTTAAAATATTAATTTTTTTATTTGGATTATAAATTTTATTGTCTATAATATTAATTTTTTTATTAAAATAAATATGACTAAATCTAGATAATATTGGTTTTAATATTTTATGTTTATTTTCTACAACAATAAAAAAACGCGTATTATTTGAATAAATTTCAATGCATCTACGTAATGCAGATTGAGCATCAATAGTTAATTTATCAGCATTTAATAATACAATACTTTTAAATGTATATAAAGCCATATTATCATGTTTTATATTATTTATACTAAAATTTGCAAAATATTTCAATGTTTCTCTTATAAATTTTATATTTCCTTTACCATGTGAACAATTTATAATTAATACATATTTTTTAATATTTTCTTGGTTTTTATAAATTAAATTTAAGAAATTTTCTAATACAGTTTTTTTACCGGTCAAGTTATCGCCATAAAATATAATATTTGGTATAGTTTTTTTATGATATAAATTATTTAAATAAATTAATTTTTCTTCATCCATTTATTATTTAATTAAAAATTATTTTTAATATTATATATTAAAAAATAATTATGTCTTCTACTGGACAATCTTTTTTTACCGGAAGCGTTTATCAAAACACTAATTTAGTAATTAGTTCAGGAAATAGTGAAAATAATAGTGAATCATCAACAATAAATGCAGCACTATTATTTAGTGATTTTCTTAGAAATAATATAGATGTTTCGTTTGGGACCATAGATGTATCAGGGAATTTATCTATTAATAATGGAAACATTTTAGTAAATAATAATCTAACAATTGGTTGATAAAAATATTATATAATATTTTTTGTTATTTTGTATAAAATTTATAATAAAAAATATTATTAAATATTAATGTCATCTCAGTCAATAACCAACAAATTAGTTGCAAACATAAAACAAACAAGTAATTCAAGTATTACTACAATAAATAATGAAAAAGTTATTTGTATTGATAGTTCTAAAAATACAATAGGAATAAATACAATTAATCCAGAATTTTCATTAACAATAAGTGGCGATAATTCATATAATGCTGTTAAAGCACCATATTTATATATAACAAATTCAGGAATTATAGAAGAACTCAGTGTTAATTATTTATTTTTAGAAGATTCATCTATAAACAAATTAGATTTTAGCTTTGGGGAATTTAATACTATTAGTGGTAATGTTATTAAAGCAAATACTATTAAAATAACTGACATAAGTTTTAATAATAATTTTTTACAAGTAAATACTATAAGTTGTGAAGATTTAAGTGTAAATAATTTAGAAGTTTTAACAAAAATTGAATGTAGTAATAATCAAGTAGAATCATTTATTTCTAAATTGAGAGTTGATAATTTTAATTATGATAATTTTGATGTATCAGATCTAGATTTAAGTTTTTTAACAGTAGATATTTGTGCAAATATAACAAAACTTATTTGTCAAGATATATCAGTTAATAGTACAATAAGTTGTGAATTTTTAAATGTTTTAGATAATTTAACAGCAAGCGGTATTATTGTAACTAATGATTTAACAATAAGTGGTGATCTTAGTGTTAATGGTTCTGCAATTTTTACAACTATTAGTGCAAATAGCATAGAGGTAAGTGGCTTAAGCTTAACTAATTTTGTTACTAGTATAGCAAGTAATAATGTTTTACAGAATGGAGAAGATGCATTTTTTAATGATGTAAGTATAAATGGAATATTAAATATGAGTTTTTCTGATAGTGAAATATCTTTAAAATCTAATATAGAAATTAGTAATGGACATTTAAAACCAGATCATTTAAAATTACCAACAACACAACCATCAAATAATAGTGTAAATTATATTACATTTAATGATAATAGTAATGTATTATCAATTGGAAATAAAAAATTAAGATTAAAAGATAAAATAGTATATTTAGAAGGTAGAACAGATGTAATTGGACAAAGATTAGGGACTGATTTTTCATCAGGTATAGATGGTTATAATGTTAGTAACTATAATTTTGTAGAATTAAATACTCCACCCAATTTGACTAATGTAAATAATTATAAATTTAAATATATTCCACTAACAATAAAAAATAGTAATTCACATGATTTCAGTGTAAATGATATAAGTAGTTTAACTATAAATAATGTCAATGATTTTAGTTTTGAATTGCATGCAAATGTATCTTTACAATTTTATAATAAAATAGCAAATGATGTGGAATTAAATAATTATGTATTTGGTGTTCATGATATACTAGGTGGTAATAATAATGTATATAGTTCTATTAAAAATAGTATAATGGTTTTTGATAATAGTTTTAATTATGCAAATAGTAATATAAATTATTATGGATCATTTAAAAATGATAATAGTAATGATTCAAAATTACAATTCTTTATAGGATCAATACAAGATAATAGTTTTATTTATATTGATAGTTTTCATGCAACAATTAAAATGAATTATTAATTATTTTATAAATTATAAAAATAATTAATATTTTTTTACAATTCACTATAATAACTATGTATTATCTATGATTATTTATTATAAATCTAGCCATTCTCATTTTGTATGTTGCATTTTGTCCTAATGTATAATTATGTTGAATTGGATAATAAAATGCAGGAGGAAAGCAACAATGATCTTTTTGTTCTTCAATAATTTCACTAGTTGTACTAATTAATCTATTGAAAACCAAGGGTTGTATACTAGGAAAAATTAAACTACTCAAATCATATCGTATATTACTAGCATCAAGTATAGTTATATCCAACATTAGGTCAAATGAAGGATCTTCTTTTGTTAAATATATAGTACTTGAAGAATCTTGTATAATTATATTATTTTTTGCTAACTCAATAATAATATTAGTATTTAAATTTTCATTTACTGTTAGTATAGGAAGTTCATAAGAACCAGGATTAATTTTATTATTAATATTTGGTGGGAGTATAAGAGGATTTACATAATAAAGATTTGGTGAATTAATTGAAGTTATAAATGTAATATTTCTTTTAATAATATTAATATTATTAGCATTATCTATTACTTTATATATTACTTCTAGATTATCACTTGTATTGGTACCAATATTTGAAATATCAATTTCAATAGTAACATTACTTTGAATTAAACTAGTAGTATTATAAAATATATCACCACCAACTTTACTATAAGTATAACTTATATCATTAACATTAAAATCTCTATGACTTTCATGTAACTCAATATAACTAATATCTCGTATTAATGTTTGAATTATATTGTCTATATTACTTTGTAAATCTGCTTGATTAATAGTTAAATCATTATTGTTAAAAATAATTGTTGGAGGAATTAGGTCGGGTTTTACAACATCTAATATTAAAGTATCTAAATATTTATTTGGAAATAAATAGCTATTATAAATTAAATCTATTTTAAATAAAATATTACTACTTTGAAATGAATTAATTAATATACTTGTTCCATTTAAAACATAATTTATATTATCAAAAATACTTTCTTTATTTATAAAATCATAATTTAATTCTGCAGAATTTAAAATAATATTAAAATTAATACTAATATCTTCGTAAGCTAATATTTCTAAATAGGAAATATCAGGAGGATTATATTTTGTATTCGTTGTAAGTGTATTATGATATATATTACTTGAGCTATCTTCTTGACCTTCTGTTGAATTATATATAACTGAACTACTTATATCATTTAATAACATATCATTAAAATTAATCATATTATTTATTAAAATTTTATAATATGCATTAATAGTATAAGTATTAAATAATTCAACAAATGATGAATCATAATTATTTGATTCATTTAAATTATTATCAATATTAGTAAATATATCATGTCTCAATGTTAATTCATAATGTATTATTTCATAACGTTGTTTATAATCTAAATAAAATTGTGTTAATTTTAATAAAGTCTCATAATTGTGAAGTCTATTTAAACATATATCATTTTGTATTGTGTTATAAATATCTTGTGATGTTCTTATTTCAATTTCTTGATTTATTTTATATATATTAAAATTAATTTGGCTAATATCAGTTACTAATTGATTAACTAATTCAAAATCTCTAATGTTATCATAAATATTACTTGTAATTGGTAATAAATAATAATCATAAAAATTAAAAGCATCTATAAATTGGTTATATCTATTAATTAGTAATTTTGAATTATAAAAAACATTACTATATAATCGATTTAAAGAATTATTTTCTAATTCAATAGCATAAGTATTAGTTATAAAACCTGTAGTATTAAAAAGTGTAACAATATTTTGTAAATTTAAAGTATTTATAAAATTACTTTGATTATTAATAAGTTGTGTTAAAGTTTCACTATTACCATGTCTTACTTCATATACTTCTTTCAAATATTCAAATTTTAAATTAGTTATATGTATTTTGGCTTCTAAATCATTTAATGTTGCTATTTTAGTTTTATCATATAAAATTATTTGATTTCCACAAATATCATATAAATTAAATTGTTTTGTTTGATCACTATAACTAATATCTTTTATTATAAAATTTATATTATTATAATTAATAATATTACTTGGAATATTAATTTTTATATTATCAAAAAATTTTCTATCTAAATAATCTGTCAAATTTATAATAAAACTATGACTATTTGAAATATTATTATAATTAGCATATGCATATGATATATCATTATTATAACTTAATTCATTTACTTGATATAAATTAACTGGTCTTATATCAAAATTACTTAAATAACTATTATTGCTTTCAATTTCATCATAAATAGTATAAGTAATATGACTATTAAACGAAAAATTTGGATCAACTAATATATTTATACTCGATTCCATTAATTTATTTTTGTTTACTAAATTTCTTGTGTTAGTAATATTTTGACTTATATCAATAAAACAATTATATACATCATTACTTGATAATTCAAGTAAATATTTATTATTATTTGAAGAATCCAATAATGTTTTTTCAAGAGTTAAATTAGCATTATTTACTTGATAATTAAATAATGTCGAATTATATTTATGAAATATTACTTTATTAACATTACTAATATCTATATTATGAACAAAATTTTGTTGTGTTAAACCGCAAAATGTATTATTATTATAATCATCTATACCACTTAAAATAATTAAATTTTCACTACTTATACCATTTAATGCAATATCTATTGTATTTTTATTATTAGTAGAATTTAAAAATGGTTCATTTATAAAAATAGTATTTTCTGAAAAGATTATACTTTGACTTAAATGTTTAGTTATTGTAGATGGACCACTAATATCACTAACAACACTTACAATTAATTCATCGAAATATAAATAATCTACATTTATATCATTAGGATAATTAGAATATATATTTTTGTTAAAAATATTATTTTTTAAATAATTTTTGTAAATAGGATCTAAACTTACATTATTATAATCTAAATAAATTTGAAAATTAAATGTAAATAAATTATCAAAAATAGGTTCAAAAATTAAACGATTGGAATTTAATAAATCAGTATTATCAAAAAATTTATAATCATGATCACCATTTTTTAAATTAACTTGATTAATATAAGCAATTTCATTTATATTATATTTAAAAGCATCTTGTGTAAAATATATATTTTTATTATTATTATTTTTTTCATAAATATTATTTATTAACTTATTTTTATTAAAAAAATTTTCATAGTTATTTAATTGATTATTATTAAAAAAGAAATCCAAAGCATTTAATTCCAATCGGTTATTAATTAGATTATTTTTTATGAAATTTGCACTAGTTTCTATATTAAATTTATACAATAAAATATTATTTCCTTTATAACGTTCAATAAAATTAATAGAACTATCAAATAAATAATTATTAGAGTTATCTTGTTTTATTATATAATTAATACTCTCATAAACATCAGATGAATATCCATTAGTAATACTACTTATGTCATCATATTTTTTAAAAATAATTCTATTACTATCTTTATTAATAATAATATTATGAGTTATATTTTGTTGTGTTAAAGCAATAAAATCTTTATTTAAAATTATATTATTTATTTCACTTGTATTATTAGAAGATAAATCAAATCTACAACTTAAAAATAATAAATTACTGCTAATTTCATTAAAATTAGTTATAGTACTACTAAAATCACTATGATTAAAAATATTTTCATTATTATTATTTATACTTAATATATTACCATTTAAAGAAACACAATTTTTAGAAAAATTTATATTATTTTTTGTATATATTATTCCTCCCATATTTGAAAAATTTTCACTATAATAATATAATGGAGATGGAGTAGTTGCATTTATTTCTAAATATGTATAACTATTTTTAGAATTTTTATTTATACCTGCCAAAGAATTAGAATAAACATTATTAGTATATTCATAAATACTATAAGAAGGATCATTTTTATTATTAAAACTTATATCTTTTACATTAGTGTAATTATTGTAAAGTAAAAAATCATTATAAATATAAGATATATCACCATTTGAATTATCTTTAATATTAAAATGACAACCATCAGGTAAATAAGAAAATTTTATTTTATTATAAAAATTTCTAAATCTATTTTGTTTAAATCCATAAATGCCAAAAGGTAAATGTAATGTTTTTCTTGGTGTTGGATCAAAAGTTAATTCATTACTTAAACCATTATTTCCACTTATAGTAAAATAAGGAACATTAGTATTATGAATATTATTATTTCCAGAAACATCAACACTAAATTCTATAAAATCATCAATACTAATATCTATAAAACTACTATCTACAAAATAATATCTACATGAATCATGATATAAAAATAAATCTAAAAAATTATCACTATTATCAATATTATTACTTGAATCAATAGTAATCCAATGTAAACTTGCTCTATCAAAATCTTCTTTAACATTTATTATAACATTTCCTTTAACATATGAACAATGATCAAAAGGATTATAAAAAACATTATTGGGTGAATGATTATATATTTGATCATAATTAATACTTATTGCATTAGAATTGTCTATTGTAATATCAATATCATTTTTATAAGATTTTAATGCAATGTAAAAATTAGATAAAGGATCAATATAAAAATTATAACTTAATTCATTTGTTTGTGTTCCATATAATCCATATCTAATATTATTATCAAAATCATTACTAATATTACTTATATCATAGTTTTCAGTTTTATCAAAAAATAAACAACATATATCTACAACATGAACATCTCTAGATCTCTGTCTAATATTATTTATTATATTATTATTTTGTGCTTTATACTCAATTTTCTGTAGTCCAAGATTATTTTCATTAAAATTAGTTTTTATTGTTTGTAGCGAAATGTCAAAACCATCAACATAATCTATTGCAATTCCACTTAAATCGTTATATAAAGAATAATGTTTATGATATGATTTTATATAACCTTTATTATAACTTAATTCTATAATTGGTGGAAATCTTTCTATAATTATAGTTCTTGAAATATCTTTAGTATTTATGGAAAAATCAGTATTAGCATAATTTTCAGTTACTTGAAAAGTTTGTATAAAGTTTCCTGATATACCTAGTAATGCAGATGAACTAAAATCTATATTAGATTGTTTATAACTAATACTTATATCATAAGTAGCATTAGTTTTTAAACTACTTATAATTGAAATATCATTAATATTACTAGGCAATTGTCTTAAACCATTAGCAATATCAGTAATTATTATAGATGGAATATTATAAATAATTTCATTAGATACATTTTTTATAAAATAATTATAACTTTTATCTTCATCATAAAATAAATTAAAATTATTACTACTATTATCAAAAATAAAATTATATGAAACTTCAGGTAATTTAATAATATTTATATTTGGAAAAATTTCTGTATTATTATTTATAAAACTTAAATCAGGCGGACTCTTATCAACTATATTTAAATTTAATATTCTTGTTTTAATTATTGGATTTCCTCCATTATTTGGTATATAAAATAATTGAAAATATAAATCTATATTACAAATATCTGTAAAGCATATGTCATTTATACTTGGTATAATTTGTACACTATTATTTAATGCTATATTAGTAGAAATATCTTGATTTGAAGAATCTAC